TCTATTCGTATTTACTATTGCTATAATCCTACTACTAGCACAACTCATACATTTAGCAGTGCATTAGGAACTGCTAATTATGCAAGTATGATTGTATTTGCATTTAGCGGTGCATTAGGTTCTCCGTTCGATCAAGAAGCTGGAACCGTAGTAACTTCTGCTCATAGTGTTCAGCCAGGTAGTATTACTCCCAGTGGCAGTGGTTATTTATACGTAGCGGGTATTGGCTATCAAGGTCAGTTCTCATTCATAAGACAAGTTGGAGCTGCTGAGACTGTTAATATTGCTACATTCTTAAGCCGTTCTCCTGTAGTTCCATTAAGTGGTTCTGTTCATTACGCATTAGTTGGATACTGGGGATTTTTAAAAACGGCAGCGGCATTTAATCCATTATTTATATCGGATGGTAATAACTGTAATTTATCGATTGCCGCAGCTACGTTCAAATTCTAATGTCATCTTATAATTTTCTCGGCGCGGCACAAGCTGGACACGCGACTAGCGCTACTACTCCGTCGATGGATACTAGTGGTGCTACTCTCATTGCGTTATGTATAAATTATCCGAGTACATCATCTTTAACTGTATCGGATAGCAAGGGTAACACTTGGACAGGATTAACAGCCTCTGTATTCTCAGGTGGTGTATCTAGTAAAATTTACTATTGCCTTAATCCTGCTACAGACAGCGCGCATACTTTTACCGTAGCAGGAACAACAGTAGGTGTAATCGCACTGGCGTTTGCTAACATTCAATCATTCGATCAAGTTAGTGCGCTTAGCCCGAGTGGTGCTAATACGAATGCACAATTACCATCGATTACTCCTGCTAAAGATGGTGCTTTAATTATTGTAAGTTTCACAGAAGATGCAGGTGTTGGATTTGCAGATATGCGTCAATATGATGTATCTGTTGCCGATCCATCATTTGGAACTGTGTTATCACAGCTATATTTAGAAAACGTAGCAAGTACAAATAACGCGGGTTCTGTTCTTTGGGGATTTCAAGGTAGTAAAACTGCGATCGCACCTAAAATTACATGGGGCGCGAGTGCAACATACGCTGGCACTATCGCTTCATTTAATATTACTCCTGCTAATTCTAATAAGGGTGCTAAGAATAAAAAAGGTGGCGGTGGTGGTTCTGGCTTTGGTGGTATTAGTATTCTTGGTTCCGAAACTATCGAGTGGGGATCGGTTAATATTTTAGGTGGTAATTAATAAATGCCTTCTTACATTCCTCCGAAAAAGAATACTGCATTTCGATTTTATGTATCGCTAACTAGTCAAGCTGATACAAAATCATTTCAGTCGAATCCTACTCTAGCTTCGGGCGACGTTAAAGTTAGTATTGATGGCGGCGCGTTCGCTAACATCACTACGTTGCCATCAGCATCACCAGCTAGTAGTAAAGTTCTACAAGTTGATTTATCAACATCAGAAATGAATGGCGACAATATCGTAGTTCTATTTTCTGATGCTGCCGGCGCTGAATGGTGCGATTTGAATATTAGTATTCAAACTTCGACTAATCAGATCGATGATTTAACAGCATTCGCAGCGCGCGCCGCTTCTGGTAACTTTACATTCCAACAGCTAGTAGAACTCATGTCATATGTTCTACTTGGTAAAGTTTCAGGTATGGAATCTAATGCTCCTGTATTCCGAAACTTAGGTGATAGCGCGAACGGCGTATCAGCTACAACTGATGCGAACGGTAATCGTTCATCTGTCACTCGCGTCCCGTAGGAGTAATGAATGTTTTGCCATCGATTCTTTGGAACGCGCGCATTCGGACCTACTTATTTTGGACCGATTGCTAGTAGTATTATTCCTGGTGGTGCATCCAGCGCTATGCGTTTCGTAACTCGATTTAGATTAGGGTGGAAATACTAATGCCGTTAGCAACAATTGTTCATACATTCGATGGAACGTGGCAGCAGATTACTTTTGGTTCTGCTACTCAGACTCGATTAGGACGAATTAGCTTCCAAGCAGATCCCGGTAATACTAATCCATGTTATATCGCTGGGGCTAATGAAGCAGAAGGTGATGGTGAATATGGTGAACGCATTCCAGCACCAGCATCGTCAGAGCCTGCTGCACCCTTAGTATATGAAGGTGTTGGTACTAGCTCTGCTATGACATTACAGGATTTCTGGGTTAAAGGAACGAACACTGAAAAACTTAGAATTAACATTCAGTATCAATTCTAATCATGTCATCGTTCCTTGAGAAATTGCTATCACATCAAACTGTAGTTAAAACCGCGTTTCCTAGTCAGGTTACGTTAAAACTCTGGCTTGATACTATCATTTCGATTTATCAACAAGAATTAGGACGTTATCCTGATACAGATGGATTAGCAGCGTATCTCATCAATGCGAGTAATGGATGGGATTCAGATAAGATTCGCGCGTCTGTGAAAAGTTCTGATGAATATAAAAATCTCCATGAACCGAAAGTAATTCCAATTACTAAAGTTCCCTATCCTACTTCAATTAATGGATACCTTCTAAGAGATAGTGATGGGAATTATGTAACTGTAAAAGGATTCACTTCATTTAATTTACTTGATCTATTCTCAAAAGGTCAGGACGTTCGCCCAATTATCGCTCAATATGCAGGATTCAATACGGTTCGTTGTTTTCTGTATACTCCTGTAGCGGATTGGAAGGATACGGCATGGGGAATTCCTTCTAATGAGGTTACATTAGATTTCATTCATTTTCTGAACGATAATAATCTATCTTTATTTTTAAGTCTTATCACGGATAATGATTCATCAGTCCTACCGCGCGTTAGGGATTTAATTCAATTTTTATCACATAAGGGGCTGAGCAACGTAATTTTTGAAGCTGTTAATGAACCGTTTATTCACGATAAGATTGACCCGCAAGATATTAAGTCGGAATTAGAAGCGAGCGATATTCCATATAGTTCAGGAATTTATACAGATAATCGTAAATTCTATGGCCGAGTATGGTTTGATCATCCTGATGCTAATCAGTGGTATCGTCGTGGTCATAACTTAATGGAAGCTCGTAACGGTGGTGGGCCTAATTTTCCTGATGAACCTGCATTAAGAATTCCCTGTATTGAAGGCGAATTAGCACGGCCTGATCAAACAGGGTATGACTATTTAGCATATTACTCATACGCAGCTTCTACAGTTCTATTTGGATGTGGTGGCGTATTTCATTCTCAATCTGGTAAGTGGTCAAGAGTGTTAGATGAGAATGAATCGAAATGTAAAGATTTCTATCTCCGTGGTCTAAACGTATTTCCAGCAGGTGCAGCATTAGGCGCGTATCGTCGTATTGATGAGAAAGATCAGCCTGATGGAGCGCGCACCTACGTTGTAGGTAATTATAGCTTACGAATTAAACAGAATGGGACTAATCATCCCGAAGCAGGTTGGCATCCATTAGATGAATTTGGTATTGCTTGGATGCGATAATATTAGGAGATGCTGGTCTTTTTACCTTGATTGGAAACTCAGAGTAAACCATAACCTGACTGGCATCTCCTAATGATTAAGAATGCATTAAAAATAGATGGTTGGATGGAACCTGATGAACTACAATTTCTAGCAGAACGCGCAAAAGAAGCGAAATTAATTTTAGAAGTTGGTTCATATAAGGGTCGTTCTACTACAGCGCTATGTGAAAATACTAACGGGATAGTATACTCTATCGATCCCTACGGTGGTTCATATTTTAATACACAGAATGAACCAATATTCAATGTAGGAGATGAAATATTAAACGAATTCACTAAAAATTTAGAATATTATTTAAATACAAAGAAATTAATTCACAAACGAACTACTCTCGATAAATTTGAATCACCTTTTAAATTTGATTTCATTTTTATCGACGGCGACCATCGATATAATCCATTACGATTAGATATTAATTGTGCGAAACGATTAATCGTAGATGGTGGAATTATATCGGGTCACGATTACGGTAGATCAGATTGGTCAGATGTGAAGCGCGCGGTCTTAGATGAATTTGATCTCGCAAAGATTAATACGGTTAACACGATTTGGTGGACTTGTGCAGATTAAGGTAATGATTGGGATTCCCACTGTTGAATATGCGCGACGAGCCGATTTCTACGATTATGTAGATTTAATGCAGAAACCTGATGGAACTGTAATTAGTAGAGTTCATGGACAGTCACCCGCGCGTGGTCGAAACCTTATTATTGATGAGGCTTTAAAGTACGGCTGCACCCACATCTTCTTCGTAGATGATGATGTTCTTCTTCCGCCTGATACTTTATTGAAGTTATTAGCGCGCGATAAGGATATTATCACTGGACTATATCTGATGCGCAATCACCCGCATCAGCCTATTATCTTCGACGTAGCAATGCCTGATGGTCGTTGTATGAATCATTTTCTTAATGAAGGTGAATCAGGCGTAATCGAAGTAGTCGCGTGTGGCCTCGGTTCATGTTTAATCAAAACTAGTATCTTTGAGAAACTTGAAAAGCCTTATATTCGATTAGGTGAACTTGAGCAAGATCACTGGTGTGATGACATTGGATTCTTCCAGCGTGTTCGTAAGGCTGGTCTTAAAATTCATTGTGATTTAGATTGTCCTGTTGGGCACATTGCATCAGTCGCAATCTGGCCAAATAAGATTAATGGTAAGTGGCACGTTTCATATGACACTATGGGACGTGCTACAGTAGATATTCCAGCGTTTAATCCACGAACATTAATGAAAGAGGAAAAGAAGAATGTTCTCCAAGAAACTGCTTAAGATTATCGGAGCTGCTGTTCTCGGTGGCGCTATTAGTGGTGCTGCTACTAAAATTCCCATTGATAGCGATCATTTTAAGCATTCTACCGCAGACATGGGTAGTGCTGCTGTTGCTGGCGCTCTTTCGGCTGCTATTGGCTTATTCATGAAGCGTCCACAGGATGTAGGACAGCAGTAAGATGCCTTTTGATAGAGAAGGGAACTGGAAACCTAATAAGAAGCAGGCTATATTCCTGTCTGTTCCTACCTCTGTCAAGGAAGCGGCATATTTAGGCGGCGCGGGTTCAGGTAAGTCCGAAGTTTTATTAGCTTATCCTATTATATATAAGTGGCATGAGAATCCTCGTTTCAAACAAGTTTTCATGCGTCGGACTTATCCTGAACTCCGCCTAGAAATTGTTCCTCGTAGTCGTGAACTATATCGTCCATTTGGTGCTAAGTTTAACAAGAGCACAATGACATGGACATTTCCGCGTCCTGACCAATATGGAAGTGGAATGAATCCAGATGGCGCAAACATAATATTAGGACATTGTGAGGACGAAGATGACGTTCATAACTACGATTCTATGGAAATTAATCTTTTTACTCCTGATGAAATTACTACATTTACTGAATTTATTTACCTCTACATCGGATTCACAAGGACAAGAACTAGTGATCCCAATTTGCCCGCTATTATTCGCACGGCGGGAATGCCCGGTGGTATTGGACACACCTGGGTTAAAAAGAGATTCGTAGACCCCGCTAAACACGGTGGAAAAATTATCGTTGGCAAGGGTGGAAATAAACGTATTTTCATCCATGCTACTCAAGCTGATAACCCTCATGTAGATCAGAACTATAAACAATCTCTCGAAGGCTTATCTGAGGCTGAGAAACAAGCTAAACTTTACGGTTCGTTCGACGCATATTTAGGACAGGTATTCGATGAGTTTAGAACACGACGAGTTCCGGATGAACCGGAAAATGCTTTACACGTCGTAGAACCTTTTGATATTCCCGCTTGGTGGCCTCGTATATTCGTCATTGATTGGGGCTATGCAGCTCTCACGTATGTAGGTTATGGTGCCATTAGCCCTAGTGGTAAATTATATATTTATCGTGAACGAGCATGGCAGAAAACTAAGATTGAAGAATGGGCACCGTTTGTAAAAGAAGATATCGAACGTGAACATCCACGATTAGTTAAAATCTGTAAATCAGCAGGACAAGATAGAGGTCAAGAGCATACTATTTTACAGCAGGTTACAGAAGCATTAGGAACTACAATCCATTTAACTACAAATAGTCCTGGTTCGCGTGTCTCAGGTAAAACACTATTACATGAATATCTTCGTTGGAAACCAAAGTATCAACCTGATCATGAGATACCAGTTTACAATGAAGAATATGCAATGTGGTTACTTCGGAACCGTGGTGAAAAAGAATACAAGTCATACTTGCATTCATTAAATCCGCAAGAACCAGAAACTAATATTCCGAAGTTACAAATTTTTAATACCTGCACACTTCTAATTAACGCTATTCAATCGTGTATATACGATAAAATTCGTGTAGAGGACGTTGCCGAGTTTGACGGCGATGACCCATATGATGTAATTCGGTATATGTGTGATGCAGCAGATGCGTATTTTGATGAAGCTAAACGCGAATTTGCGGAAATTCAAAGACGAGAAGTTATAACTCGTCATTTTGAAACAACTCGCGATTGGAACTATTTGTATCGAAACGCGCGTTTGTTAGAACAACAAAATGAAATTAAAGCTATTCGTAGGTATCATAAATGAATTTCTTCCATCGTCTATTTAATCCCCACTGTCCACATTGTGCTGAAGAATTAGTCTGCACTAGTTGTGAGGATTGGAAACGGTTATATGAATCTGAGAAGGCTGAGAAGCAGAGACTATTAAATATTATTCTCAGCACGATGGAAGATGATGTAGAGGAATTAAAACCAGCGGTAGCACCGGAACCTGTTATTTCTAAAATAGTTCCGTGGAGAGTTCAGCGTGAGATGCTGGAGCGAGAGGACGCGCATAAAGCTAAAATTCTCAAGGAACAAAAAGAAATGATGGATACACTTGAGAAGGAATTAGAAATTCACGTCGATCCTAAAAATTTAGAGGCAGCAAGTGGAAACTAAAATTTCCGATACGGCTCAAAAAAATCTTAAAGTAATTGTAGATCATTTTGAAGCTGAAGATAAGGCTGTTCGGGAACGTCAAATTAGAAATTGGCGTAAACTGAAACATTTCTGGAATGGTATTCAGCGTATTTGGTTTTCCGAAACCGCGCATGATTGGAAAACTGTTCCTCAAGATACTACAAATTCTGAATACTACGATAAGACGGTAAACGTTTTCCGCGCGTATTTAGAATCGATCATTGCTGCACTCTCAGTTAATGTTCCCGCTATTAAATGTTCACCTGATGATGCTGAGAATCCATTAGATATTGCGACCGCGCAAGCTGGTGATAAAATTGCTAAACTTGTTTCTAAACATAATGATGTAGTTCTTCTATTTATTCATGCACTTTATATCTATTGCACTGAGGGTCTAGTTTGCGCGTATAGTTATACTCATGAAGATGAAAAATATGGAACTTATGAGGTTCCAGAATATAACACTACTGAAACTACTGTTCCTACTGCTGTTTGTCCAAATTGTCAGACTCCATTAGTTAATGATGAGGTATTCCAAAACTATTGCCCAACTTGTCAAATTGAAGTTCCAGAACCCGAAATGATCGATAAAGTTGTTCTTACAACTGATGTCGATAAGGTCACTCAACATCCCAAGAGCCGACAGTGTATCGAAGTATATGGTGGTCTTAATGTAAAGATTCCTGTATACGCGCGCACTCAAGCCGAAATTCCTTATCTTAGGTATGCATATGAGTGTCATTATTCTCTTATTCTGTCTGAGTATCCTGATTTACGGGATAAATTTCCTACGCTTGACAAGATCGCTGAAACGCATGAATCGGCAGTTGACAGTTATGAACGCTGGGGTAGATTATCGACCCTATACAATGGTGAGTATCCGCGCTATACTCCTACTGTGCGTCATATGTGGCTTCGTCCTTGCGCTTATGAAATTTTAGACAAGGAAGGAACGAAGGAATTAAAGAAGTTATTTCCAACAGGTTGTAAGGTAACTTATGTAAATGACACATTCGCACATGCGTGTGAGGAGAATTTAGACGACTACTGGACGCTTAGTCGTAATCCAGTTTCGGATTATTTACATCATGATCCAGTTGGAATGCTTATTGTTAGCATTCAGGAAATTACTAATGATATCGTTTCGTTAGTAATTCAAACTATGGAACATGGTATTCCGCAAACTTTCGCTGACCCTGCTGTATTAGATTTCCAGAAATATGGTCAAACTGAAGCTGCACCTGGAACCATTTATCCAGCTACACCTAAGTCAGGTGCGCGTGTTGGTGATTCATTCTATGAAGTTAAAACTGCAACTCTTTCTGCCGAAATTCTTCCCCTGTTAGAAAAAATTCAGGAAGCAGGTCAGCTAGTATCAGGTGCATTACCATCACTGTTTGGTGGCGTATCATCTGAGTCTGGAAGTAGAACTGCTGCTGAATATAGCATGAGCCGAGCACAGGCGTTACAGAGATTACAAACGCCTTGGAAAATGCTTACTATTTGGTGGAAAGAAATTTTTGCTAAAGTAATTAATGCATATATTCAGAATGTTGAATATGATGAACGAGTTGTGCAAAAAGAAGCTGGCGGACAGTGGATTAATTCATTCATCCGTAAAGCTGAGCTTACTGGTAAAATTGGAGAAATTGAATTAGAAGCTAGTGAACAACTGCCTACATCATGGCAACAAAAACGTGATATAATTATGCAACTAATGCAAACTAATAGCCCGGAAGTTATCAGTGCCTTGACAGACCCGGCCAATTTAGGCATACTGTCTGAGGTTCTAGGACTAGACGAACTGAAAATTCCTGGTTCTGACGATAGAATTAAGCAATACGAAGAAATTCAACAGTTGCTTGGTTCAGAGCCTATTGCTGAACCTGTTATGAATCAAATGACAGGCCAAATGCAACAGCAGTATGCACCATCAGTCGATGTAGAACCATTAGTTGACAATCATGTAGTCGAAGCTACTATCTGCCGTGAGTGGTTAGTTTCTGCCGCAGGTAGAGATGCTAAGATTAATAACCCACACGGCTATATGAATGTTATGTTGCACATGAAACGTCATATGGACTTAGCACAAGTCGCTATGGCACAGAACAACGCTACACAAGTCCCACCTCCTGCTGGGCCAAATAATAATGCAGGACAAGTAGGAAATAATGCCGGACAATCAGAATACGGCGGCAGTTCCAGCAGCACCGTCCAGTGAACTTAGTAAAGAAGATATTGTAGATATTTTTAATACAGAGGACAAAGATGAACTGGAACTGGAAGAAAAGAAAACGGATGGTAAAAAGAAAGAAGAACCTGAAAAGGAACCTGATGAAGAAGTAGAATTAGAGGACGAAGAAGATAAAGAAGAAAAGCCGGAAGATTTAGATTTACAATTTAACACTCCGGTTTCACGTAAGAAAATTCTTGAGAAGTATCCTAACTTATTTAAGGACTTTCCATATCTCGAGACTGCATATTTTAGAGAAAAGGAATATACTGAATTATTTCCAACTCTAGAGGATGCGCGTGAAGTAGTTGATAAAGCTAAAACGCTTGAAAAATTTGAAGGTGATTTAGCTAACGGAGATATTTCTACAATTTTAAGTAGTGTTAAAGAGAACGACAAAGACTCCTACTTTAAAATTGTAGACGACTATCTCCCGGCTCTGTATAAAGCAGATCAGGGCGCTTATTTTCACGTGATCGGCAATGTAATGAGAACTACCATTGCCGGGATGGTTCAAGAAGGTAAGCGTATTAATAATGACGCTTTAGCAGAAGCAGCGGCTATTCTGAACCAATTTATTTTTGGTAATACAGAATATACTGCGCCACAACGTATCAGTAAGCCGGGAGATAATACAGAACGCGCGAAATTAGAACAGGAACGTCAGCAGTATGCTCAAGAACGATTTGAGACTACTCGTGACGATCTTACAACGCGCGTTGATAATACAATTAAGAATACCATCTTTCAGCATATTGATCCACGTAGCACTATGACAGAATATGTCAAAAAAACCGCGGTGAAAGATGCAATGGATGCGTTAGATACTGCTATTAGTGCTGATACTCGATTCAAGGCAATTCTTGATAAATTGTGGGAGAAGGCAGCACAAAGTAATTATAATAGAAATACTGTAGAAGAAATTCGTAAAGCTTATTTATCTAAAGCAAAAACCTTACTCCCCGAGATTATTAAGCGCACAAGAAATGAGGCTATGCGCGGCCAAACTAATCGACGGGAAGAGAAGCCTCGTAGACTTACATCAGATAATAGTGGACGCGCATCCACCAATAATAATGCGCCTGAGCAACCTAAGAGGCATGAAAAGACCGTAGATTACTTTATGAGGGATTAATAAAGATGGCTGTTCAGGAAACTCAGGTCGCAGCTACCGAACTTGAAAAGGTATTACCTAAAGTTCGGACTGTGTTCGAGCGTGATGATCGTTTTTATTCTACTATTGCTAAGCGTGATGGTGAGAAAGTTTCTAACCGTCAGATGCGCGTTCCTTTAGAACTGCGTCCGGGTGGGGCATTCCAGTATTTTAACCCGGATGGTGGTGATTTAGGACGTGGTGGTGGGCCGTCTTACGATAAGGCGGTTCTTAACTGCGTGTTCATGTCGGAAAATATTGAGTATACGAAACTTACTCAGTGGTCTACCGATGATGAGCGTAAGGCTGTTATTAACTCTGTTCGTCGGCTTACGGCTACGGCTCTCGATGAGATGCGTCGTCAGTTAGACGCGCAGTTAATGCAGGCTGGTAATGGTGTCGTTGGAACTGTTAGTGTTGTTTCTACGTCTGGTGGCGTGGATACATATACTCTTGGTTCTGATGGTTTCGGTGCGCGTCTTGTTCGTTTTGGTCAGACTGTTCAGGTGTATGATACTACACTTGCTACGCTCCGTGGTTCCGGTGTTATTACCATGTGGGACGTGGAGAATAAGCAAGTTAGTGTTACTCCTGCAATTAGTGGTGCTGTTGCCACTGACGTGTTGGTAGTTCAGGGTATTTCTTCACCCTCGTCCTTACCTGCGCTGTTCGGTGTGCCGTATCATCATTCTAATTCCTCGTCTGGCACTTGGCTTGGTTTTAGCCGTAGTGCGACGCCGGAAATTCGTGCTAATCGTGTTAATGCTGCGTCTAACCCTCTGACGCTTCCCCTGCCACGTCTTGCATTAAATAAAATTGGTAATCGTGTTGGAATTGACAACAATTTCAATCCGACTGCTTGGATGCATCCGTGTCAGAAACAGGCTTATGAGGAAATTGGACAGCTTGTTTCTATTATTCAGAAGTCTAAGGGTAATGACTCGTTAGACCTCTACTTTGATAACTTCCAGATGGCAGGTGCTCCTGTTAAGGAGTCTTACAACTGGGATAAAACTCGTATTGACTTCGTTGTTAGCGATGTTTGGGGCCGTGCGGAAATTCTTCCTATCGGTTTCTACACTACCGACGGACGTAAACTGTTTGAACTACGTGGGCCTTCGGGCGGTGTTGCTACCGCTGATATCTTCTATATGGTTGTTGGTATGCAGACGTTTGTAAATAACCCTGCTGCTTGTAGCTATATCGATGGCCTCACGGTTCCGTCAGGTTACTAAGTCGTTAGATGAATCATTAGGATGGTGGTGGGACGTGATTCCAGGTAGAACGACTAAATTAAGCGAAGAAACGCTCGCATCGGCTACTACAATTGCACCGCAGTCAGATGTGGTGCATATTACGGGAACAACCGCTATTGCTACTATTACACCCCCGTTTGGTGGTGGTTTTAGTGGTGTGTTGTTTCTTCATCCAGTTGGAGCTTTTACTACGGTTACGACTGGTAACATCGCACTTGCTGCAACCGCTGTTGTAGACAGAGTTATGACTCTTGTTTACAGCAAGGCTAACAACAAGTGGTATCCTAGCTATACCTAAAACGAGGTAAACAGGTAATGTCGAGTGAATTAGACGCACAGCAGTATTATGGTAAAGGAGACTCAGTTAAGTCTATTGAGACTACACTGGCCTCTGCTACTACTATTGCTCCTACCAGCCAAATTACTATTGTAACTGGAACTGCGCAGGTTGCAACTATTACTCCGCCGTGGACTGGCTTTGCGGGTAGTTTAGATTTTCTCTTTACTAACGCATCGCCGGGTGCCACTCTTACAACGGGGAACATTGCTAAGGCTACTACGGTTGTTCAGAATAAAATTCTGACTATGACGTATGTGCCTTCGCAGGCTAAGTGGTTCCCCTCTTACTAACATAAATGCACGGGGCGCGCGCATCCGTTAAAACACGCGCATTCACATGGAATTAATCGAATCTATCGAATCTATTAACGCTAAATTAGAACGAGTATTTGGTAAATTTGAAACTGGTCAGCCTGTATGGCGTGTAGTTTGGTCTGAAGATCAATTTGAAAAACGTGAAACAGATAGAACTGACGAAGGGTTACAGCTATTACAACCAGAAGTTCGATTACTTCCGAAGTATAGACAGTGGATTCACGCTAAATACGTTTTAGAGCGTCTTACTCCTGTTCCTGATGTAAGTCGAAAGGAATTAGCTGATAAGAAACTCTCATATGAACCAGTTTGGGTCTTTGAGGATAAACACGGTAAATATCTTCCACCTCGTTTTGATGCTGCTAAATTCGTAATTGATAAGATTATGGAACAAGCCGCGAAAATGGTAGGTGTAAAATATAAAGACCCCGAATCAAATAAGGAAGAAGCGTTAGAAATTCGTGAAAAACGCTTAGAACAACTTCACGAAACACTATTCGGGAATGAAACTGAAGTCGGAGATGCTCTCCGATATAAAGAAGGTGTAGTAGTTCCAAGGAATTTTGAGTCATGAGTAGTATTTTATTAGCTGATAAGAGACGCGCAATTCGCTCTACTCCTAATCCACTAGATAAGGCCACTATCGTATCAATTCTTCCTAAAGAAATTGATGAAACTAAGGCTACTCTTTCACCAGGTCGATTTATTATTCCGCCCGGAACATATGAGAAGCCAAGTGTAGTCGTAGTTGGGCCATCTTCCTGGTTTAGAGATATTGACGAAGAACAACCATTACTTGAAATTCCTGTTTCTTCAGTTGTAATTGCTGATTCTATCGTTAAGGATTATTGTAACGGACTTCATGGCTGTGATATGGCCGAAGTGATGCCAGGTTTATTCTTTATCCCTGGTGAACATAAGGTTGAAACAGTAGTAAAGGAACATAAAAAGTTATTAGATCGGGCGCAGGTTAAGCAACGTAATTGGTATAATGCTCTTATTAAGGCTGCTGATTCACTTTGGGCACGCTCTAATGGTAATCCACTAGCTATTTCTAATGATATGAGAATGGCCGCGCGTGAATTGCAAATTCAGCGTGATTGGATGAAAGACTTTACTATGGTGCAGGTTGTTAAGTGCCCTGCTTGTAGCACATTAGTATCTGATACAGTTGTAGTTTGTCCAAATTGTAAAGTTGTTATTGATAAAGAAAAATTCAAAGCACTCGGGTTACAGTTCGCGGGGTAAAAATGGTCATCAAATACTGGCAGAAGGCTGGTATTTGTAGTTTCTGCGGTGAGATTAAAGTAACACGACTTAGTGATCCATTCGGCAGATGTAAACATTGTAAAAGGGTTGGAAACTTCCGCGAGTTAGCACTTGAGGAAGTTTTCATCCTTAACTTAACAGAAGGCGACTACGAGTTCTTACGTCAAGCCCAGATATCTACGGAGTAACCATGACTGCTGCCGATGTAATGGATGGAGTTGCCGCACTTCTAAATGATACTGCTAAGAGTGTATTCAGCTATACTGCTCAAATTCCCTATCTTAATATCGCACTCGCGGAATTGCAGGAAATTTTCGAGCTTTATAACGTTCCTGCGACTAATAATGTCTCCTCAATTTCTACTCTCAGTGCTGGTAGCACTCAAATTGTACTTCCTACAAATTTAATCGCGCTACGAACAGTAGAAGAACGCGCGGCTGGAACTACTGAAGACTTTTCCAACATGGAACAAGTTGAGTTTCTTCCGATGACTCAAATTCTAATTGATAGACTTGGATATTATCAATATGACGGGACGAATTTGAATTTCTTAGGTTCTACTCAGGACAGAGAAGTTAAATATAACTACATTAAGACCCTTTTCGCTAAAGTTACAGCTTCGACTGACGTATTATATAGTGTTAATACTCAGTCGTTCTTAACCTATCGAACTGCGGCTCTTTGTGCTGAGTTTATTGGTGAGAATCTAACGCGCGCTCAGAGTTTGAATCAGGATGCACAAATGGCACTTGATAGAACTCTTGGAATTTCAGCTAAAAGTAAGCAAGATATTTTCACACGACGTAGACCCTTTATGAGCGGATATAAGGCTCGTAATTTGTGGTAAACCAATGTTACGCGATCACGATAAGATAATAATTGATGAATTCCTCGGTTTATTTCGTCGAGGAAGTAATGAGAATGCTCCGCCTGATCATTTTTGGGATTGCAATAACGTCCAGTTCTCCTATTCTGGCGTTCAAACGCGCGATGGATTAGATACACTATCTGCTGTAAATGATGTAGTACGTATGTATGTGTTCACTATGACCGATCATGGTGACACTATTCTTCTCCTTGATAAAAATGGTAATTTATATCATCGTCTTAACGACACTACTACTTATGGCCCGATTCTATCCATTCCTACTATGACTGATTTCGGCTTCCAGGCATTTGCTGGACGCGCGTATATTACTCCATTTACTACTACTATTGATAATAATGGTTTCCCACGTTCTATTGGGTTACAAAATGAATTTGTTTATGTATATAAAGGAGACGGAATACCAGCCAGGAAAGCTGGTGGTGCCGCTCCTACTGGTAGTATTACAGTTTCTAATGGAGCTTCAACTGGTGATGAGAGTGTGGAAGCTGGTGTGCATGTTATTGGAGTAGTATATGAAACTGATACTGGTTTCCTCACAAAAATTGGATGCCTCACCTCTATCAATGCTCCAGGCAGTCAGTATATTGATATCTCTGGCGTGCCTATATCTCCTAGCCCTTATGTTACAAAACGTCATATTGTAGCATCGAAAGCGATTAATCCTGATGACTTTACAGGTTCTTTACAGGATTATCAGTTATTCTTTGTTCCCGACGGGGATATTAACGATAATACCACTACTACAATCAATGTCAAATTCTTCGACGCTGATTTACTTGATGATGCTTGGCATCTTCTGGATTTGTTTGAAGAAATTCCGGCAGGGGTAGGCTTAAATACGTATCATAACCGAATGCTATTATGGGCAACTTATGATGACATTTCGGTAGTGCGCATTTCAGCAGATGGTGAGCCGGAGGCGTTCGACGAAATTGATGGACTTTTAATTGTTACATTAGATGG